ATCTTTTCTTAAATCATCAACAATAATACTCAATCTTCCTGCTGTAATGTCTTTACCTCCTAATTCCTCAATAAAATTGTCAAATTGTTCCTTGGATAATAATGTCATTTTCATCAACTTCCTTTATTTTATTTACCTTAATTATAACACTAATATAGTAAAATATCAATATAACGTTCGATTATATGTGTTTACTAACAATATAAAGGGATGTTAGCATTATATTGTCTTTAGCAACATATCGTTATATTCCATTGTTAAACGTTTATTTTTATGGTATAATTATCAATATAATCAATGAAAGGGAGTTAATAAAATGACTAAAAAATCTATAAGAGGCGTTTACAATAATTTGGAAGATTCCACCTATATCGTATCAAATGGGGATATGCAATTATTCTTTTCTAGTTTTTCAAGATTAGGAAAATTTATGACGGGTTATATGAAAAATAGGATAATGGCAGGAAAGAAAATGAGGGCTTTCATAGGAGATACTGATTTACCTTATGAGTACGCTTCAGATATTGAGTATTATCACAATTGTGAAAATAAGGGTAGTTTGATTTTAATAAATGGAAAGCAAGCAACCTTAAAAGAAGTTGAATCTTATTTACTTCATTTAGTTGCTGATAAAAAGGAGTTAGTTTATTCCGTTGTTTCTAATCCTCATGAGGTTAATGAAATTAGAGAAAAATTTGTAAGTAAATTCACTCCAAATGATTCAGTGTTATCTAAAGGATTTACTGCTAGAGATGCAACACCACCAACAACAAACGTAAAAAGAAAGGATAATGAAGATTGAATATAAATCATTTACTTTCTCATGATAAGATTCTAAATTTTATCATGGGAGATAAAGACAAAGAAGGTCTTTATTATTTAAAGGAACATGCAGTTAAAAATTTTATTGAAAGTGGTTCACAATTCATCTATTTAAAAAGGTTCAAAACAGGTTTAAAAGATTTAAATAAATATTTTGATGAAATAAACCTTGTATTTCCTGAACACGAATTCAAAGTAAAAGGACATACTTTTATGATTGATGGGAAGTTAGCAGGATGGGCTTTACCATTAAGCAGATGGCAGAACGAAAAATCGAATTCGTATCCAAACGTAACAACAATAATATTTGATGGATTTATTCATAAAGGGAATATGTTTGGAAAATATCTCCCAAAAGAACCCATTGCATTATTAAATTTTATGGATACAGTGATTCGATCAAGGGATAATGTAGCATGTTTTTGTATTGATTCCAGCAATGAAATTGTAAACCCTTATTTCATTTATTTTGATATCGTACCTAATTTAAAGAAACAGACAAATGTATTTAAAGATATCGTTACTGAATTTTATGACATTCAAGAAACATCACAAATGAATATTACGGAATGTTTTATTAATAAAGGAAGTAACGACTTACATTTTCTTTTTAAAATATTCAATGGACCTGAGTGTTTTGGTTGTTGGTATGACAAAGAAGATTGTTCCATTTTAATCAGTAAGAATGTTGATGGAAAAAGTAAACGATTTATAAGAATAAATTCAATGGAAACATCCGAAAAGATGATAGGTATTAGTGAATACATGAAAGTCTTTAGTATTGATATTATCCTAGACTTGTTTAAACAAGGGAATGTCAATTTTGAAAATGAAAGAGTAAGAGAATCATTTTATAGTATTTTTAAATCAATGTTGAGGTGAATGGAAAATGGTAAAGAAAACAAAACTACAAAGTTATGCAGATGAAATAGCAAAATTAGAACGGAATGTTAAGAGAAGATTTAACCAATTGGAGAAGGAAGGGAAGAAAACAAAAAAGCCTTCACATACAAAACCTAAAACAGTAAAAGAAGCAAAACAAATGATTTTTGAAATGGAAAGTTATCTAAGACATAACAGTAAAAATGCTAGTGTGAGGATGGGTGCAAAAAGGGGAAAAGAGATTAAAAAAGGATATCAAATTGAAGCAGATTACAAACAAGCAAAAAAGCTTAGAAAGTTAGCTCATGAAGCATTTACAAGGAGTTTAAAAAATCCTATAAATAAAGAACTTGAAAAGAAAGGTTCAAGAACACTTGATTTTGAAGAATTTACAAAACAGTTTGATATTGGTTCAAGCCCAAATGAATACAAAACAAAAATTGCTAAACAAGAACTAGCAAATATGTATAAGAAAGATGCAATGTTTTTAAAGAATCATCCTACTAATGCAGGGGAACAGTTTGTTGAAAGTAAAATAAGTGAGTATAAAAGGTTTGTATTAGAACAATTAAGTAAAAGTTCTGATGATGACCAATATGCAGATGCAATGGATATGATTTTAAAAATGAATAGCAAACAGTTTATGTTATGGTTTGATTCAAACGAAAATGCATTAGAAGAATTGAAACACAGATATACAAATGTTTCTATACACCATGATGATATAGAATCAACTACACAAAGTTTATTTGAATCGTTAGGAGTAGATAACAATGCATAATAAAACAAAAGAGGAGGTTAGAACAAAGATGGATAATGTTGTTGTTATTAAGGTTAAAAGATATAGTAAATTTTATAGGTTTAGAGTGAATGATAAAAATGTATGTAATTTCCGTATGGAAGTTGCAAAGCATGATAAAGGAATTTTTGAAGTGTTTAGAAAATACAATTCCGGTTTTGATGTGTTAGAAAGAAGTTTAAAATTTTATCCTTCCTATTCTAAGGAAATGCAAGAAACATTTAATGATTCCGTTTTTGAAATGTATATTATGGATTGTATTTTGAATTACATTATCACTGACATTGGTGATATTTATATCAAACGTGATTACAGTATCTTTAAACATCTTAAAATGGCAAAGGTTGTGATTGTATGAAAAATGCTGAACTACTTGAAGAAGTTTATCAGCTTGAAAAGAAAAACGAATATGTTGTAACTCCTAATGATGGATTTAGAACACATTTAGGTGTTAATGTTACCAAAGAAACAAATGGAACTAAGTACATGTATTATAAAAGGAAAAAGGTGTATTTGTGGGCATACCTTAAATATAGAGATGAAAGAAACTCATGGTTTAAAAAGGAAGGGAAAAGTAAAAAGAGAGAGAATAATAGGTATGTAGCAGACTTTGAAACAATTGGAGAAGAACAAGCTAAAAAAGAAGGTAAAGCCCGCGTGTGGGCAGGCTGTTGTATGAATGTCCGAAAAATGGACGAATATGTTGTTACAAATAATATAGATGATTTCATGCAGAATGTAAAGGAAATAAATAACGGAATTGTTTACATGCATAACTTGAAATTTGATGGAAGTTATATTTTGAATTGGTTTAATGATATGAATATCCCTTATGTTGAACCTGACAAAGCAAAAAGAAATACTTTTTCATGTCACATTGCAAATGGTTTATATTACACCATTACATGGTTTTTATCAGACAAGCAAGGGAACAAAAAAGGGCAGAATAAAATAGTATTCATTGATTCTCTAAAAATACTCCCTACTACTGTAAAGGAATTAGGTAACTCTTTTAAAGACCGTTTAGGTGGAATTGGTAAGATTGATGAAAATCAAGAATTTTATGATGAAGAAAGAAAAGTAGGACATGTCATAACAGAAAGAGAAGAAAAGTATCTTTTACAGGATTGTAGAGTGTTAGCTGTTGCTTTGGATTATATGATTAATGAATTAGGTCATAACCACCAAACAATGGCAGGGAATGCACTTGCTGACTTTGAAAAACGTTTTAATGAAGACAAAAATAATTTGCTTAATGAATTCGATTTTCCAGAAAATAATTTTGCTTCACATTTTCCTAAATTGCCAATGGGAGAATTAGACGAAAATGATAACGTTGATGATAACGGAAATGGTTGGAATACATGGATTATAAAAGCGTATAGGGGAGGGTATACATATGTACCTCCAAAATATAGAAGTGAATTAATCGGAAAAGGGCTTGTTTATGATGTTAACAGTTTATACCCATTTATCATGGAAACAAAATTACTCCCTTATGGCAGACCAATTTGGTTTTGGGGTGACTACAATCAACAAGATAATTCCATGAAAAAAGATTATCCATTGTTCATTCAAAAAGTAAGAGTTGAATTTGAAGTAAAAGAGGACTTTTTACCAACTATTCCAGATATGTCAAAAGGACGACAAAATGCTGATTATCTTTTGTATTCAAATAAAAAGGAGACTTTGTATCTTACAAATGTTGATTTGGAATTGTTCAAGAAACATCATGATATTTTGAACGATAAAATAGAATATATTGGTGGATATATGTTTATGGGTAAAAAGGGCATTTTCAAACAATATATTGATTACTGGAAAGCTATGAAAATTGAAGCTGATAAAAACAAGGATAAAGCCATGAGAATGATAGCCAAATTATTTTTGAATAGTTTGTATGGAAAATTTGCTTCTAAATGGTTTAAGCCTGCTAGTTATCCTGTGTTCAAAAATGGTGTATTAGGGCATTCAAAGAAAGATGAATGGAAATACATGAGTGCTGATGAACAAGATGAAGCATATGATAATCAAGTTAAATATCCTGCAATTGCTGTTTTTATTACTTCATATGCAAGACAGTTAACGATTAATTCAGCACAAAAGAATTATGATCGTTTCCGATATGCAGATACAGATTCCCTTCATTTAGAAGGTGTTAAACCTGCAATTGGTATTGATATTGATACAGAACACACTGGTAAATTAGGTTTATGGAAACAGGAAAGTATGTTTGAATCAGCTAAATTTATAAGAAGTAAAACATACATTGAAAACGTGTTTGGAAAAATGGTTTGGAATGAGAAGGAAGGAAAAGAAACTTTTGAAGCTTGTAATGAGGCTGAAGCAACCTCTACTGAATTACATGTAACAGTTGCAGGAATGAGCAAGGAATGCCATAAACACGTTACAAAAGATAATTTTGGTGACTATGAAGAAGGAACTAAAATGGTTAACGGAAATACAGGTGTTTATGCTGATAATAAAAGAACAAAAATGTATGCAGGTGGTTTGATCGTTTGCACAGGTTTATATGTGTTACGGGCTAATGGTGGAAACTTTGCAAAAACCAAATAGGAGGAATTTGAAAATGAAATTAACAACTAATTCGTATGGGTTTAACGTTCCTAAAGATGAATATGAAGAACTGCAAAAAGAGGTTGATAAACGTAACGAAATACGAATGAATGGTTTAATTGAGTTTAATAAGATTCTTGATTTTATCGGAATTGAAACAATTGGTTTAGATGGTTATAAAACTATTAGGGAGGTTGCCCATGTTAACGTTGACGGGTATCTTCCAGATAGTCGAATTGAGAGGTTGCCTAAACCTTTTAAAAATCCGTATGATATGAATTTTGATGATATGACAGAAAAAGAATGTTGGGATTTAGTGAAAGTTAGGATAAAAGAATTTTATAAAATTGATGCTCAAGAATTATATGATAATTTAGCTAAGAAAATGAAAGAGGGTTTTGAGGAAAAAGTAAAATCATTTGCTGAAAGAAGTATTAACCCTATTCGATTTACTTTATTGGATAAGATTGTTGATATGAATATTGAGGATTTTCTAAAGATTTATTTTAGATGGTATAACAATATCATTGGAGAAAATGTATTTGCACCAAATTATGTTATTAATCAATGGGCTTGGTATTTCGATATCGAATGTGAAAGAGAATATGATTGTGTTACTGATGAAGATTTAGAGGAAATGTATGTTAGTTTTGAATCTGAATATGGTTATCAAGATGAAGAAGATTATGAAGAAGATAAAAGGATAAGACAATACTTTAATGATTTGTATAACTAAAATAATGAATGAGGTGAAAGAAATGGAAAAGAAAATTTGTTCAAGATGTAAAGGAATGGGAGTTCTTAATGTTGGGACTCCCTTCAAGGTGGGAAGTGAAATAGGAATTGATTACAGTTGTAGTAAATGTTTTGGGAGTGGGTATGAGTTAACAAATGATGATAAATATTATCATACGAAAATGGTTAAAGAATTAGTGAAAGATGGAAAATTGAGGTGACTTAAATGAATGAAAATAAGTATAGGAAACTACCTTTTGAAGATATTGCTTTAGAAGTGTTGAATGGAACTTTAAGTAAACAAGATGTATACAAACAGATAAAAAAGAATCATAAGGTTAAAGATTATCAGTATTACAAGGCATATGAAAAAGCAGTTCATTCTAGTTATGAAATGTTTGATATGGTGTTAAGGAATTTAGATAAAAGAAATATAAAATTTACGGATACATTGTGAAAAGTAATTTCAGCCCTCTTAGGAGGGTTTTCTTGTTCTCCCTTACCATGACATTCCATTATCTAAAACGTTCAAATTTAGTATGCTAGAATTCGTTAAATGCATGTT